GGAAGTAATGCAGGGGTGTTGGTACCCCGACCAGCCTTGAAAACTGGGTCCTGGTGATGAGCCGGGTGGGGTTCGACTCCTCTGCTTCCCGCCAAGTTTCGAGATAGACGATGGGATTGAGTCCCTTGTGCGCTAGGGCCCTGTTCTTGTGCCCGACACACCAGTAGCAACACAAGGTTAGCATAAACTCTCCCAATCGAGACAAGCCCGCGAGTCCTTGAGAAAGATAGTGGGTCGCTCGAAAACCTATTGCACTTTGCCCCAATTACTTTTGGCGCGAATAGCAAAGGCAAGTTCACGCATCTTGCCATACTCGGGCGTACCTTGATGGTGCGGCCCTGTTTTCTTGAGTGCGTTGTATTGTGCAAGCAATTCTTCTTTTGTTTTGCCTGCATATTTTCCTCTTTCTTCTGGACTTACCGTTGTATCAGTCCCCCAAGCTTCGTTGGTGGTATTGATAATGTCAATGTATTTTCTTAATAGTGTAGTGCTCATATAATTCTCCTAACAATATTTAGAACAAAGTATATCACAGCGTATCGTACTTTAGTCTTACTGCTGATAAAATAATAGCCAGTAAGTACTTTACTATGGCACTACCTCCACCAGTAAACTTACCGCTACCTGCTCCGTCGAACCGTATTACAGAATACCAAGTTGATGTGACCAGTAGCAGTAACTTGGGCTCTATTAATCACAGAATACTAATAACACGATGCGGCCCAACCAATCCTCCTCAGACTTTTGAAATGATACTAACTGATGAGCAGTGGGCAGTGTGGCGCCAGTTGTTCAATCCATATTAAATTTTATTTGGTTGTAGCCTGTCTCTCTTGGCCTATAAGTATGGTATAGGAGAACAGTATGGAATATGATATGCAGGTTATTGATAAAGCAGTTTCTGAGGAATTGCAAAAAAGAGTGTATAGCTATCTTTTAAACTCTAGATGGTGTACTGCTTGGAAGCCAGTTGGTAAAGTAAGTTATGTAAATTATACACCAGCAATTGATTCTGAGGTGGCTTATTTTAGAGCAATGGCTCGACCAAACTTTGCAACTTTTCAACACCGCGCTGGATTCGCCAGCGACGAGGAAAGTTTAAAAGCTCATCCAGTGCTATTTGAGTTATGGAATGTAATTAATTCTGCCTTGGGTAATCAATTTGAACTTACCGGGCACCCAGAAGAAATTCCATCAGATCCAAACGACCCAACCTGGGAACCACCGCAACCTGTAGATACTAATTTGCCGCAGGGCTGGCGAGTATATGCTAACGGCCAAACAGACGAAACACAAAAGCGAACACATGGTGTTCATAGAGATAGCCCATTCGTCAATGACGATAAATTTTGGACTATTTTGTTCTGTGCTAACCCAGAATGGTATCCAACCTGGTTAGGTGATTGTGTTTATTACCCCGACGATGTTGCAGGAGTTACCGGAGACCGTCAGCAGTACCAAAATATGAACGGTGGCCACAATCAAAATAGAAACTTTGCAGTGGGTTGGGCCAACAAAATTGTAAGTCCGGTACCAGGTCGAATCATTGCATACGATGGACGTACATTGCATACCACACACCCAACTGCCGCTTGGTGTCCAGTTCAGCGCCGCGTAGTTGCATTTAGGGTTAGTAAAAAGTAGTACTAATTACTACTTGACCAAAAATTAAAAATCCAGTATAATACACTAAAGGAGCAAGATATGCCTTGGATCGAAAACGTAGCAGCCGCAGACATCCCAACCCGCTTTCACCATGAAGCTGGTCCCAACTCTATGCTGATTAGTATTGTTGATCCAGGTAGCTGGAGACCAGAAGCGGCCCACCAGTTCAAAGAGCGTCATAACTTTGAGTTTTTAGATATCGAAAAGGATGACTTTGCTTTGGACGAAGCTATGCGATGCAGTCAAGAACAAGCAGACGAATTGGTCCGATTGCTACAGCATGCATTGGAAAACAAAATGAACGTGGTAGTCCATTGCTTTGCTGGTATTTGCCGTAGTGGTGCAGTATGTGAAGTTGGTGTTATGATGGGTTTTGAAGACACTGGACGATTCCGTAGCCCTAACTTGTTGGTCAAGCATCGCATGATGAAGGCTTTGGGTTGGACTTACGATGAAAACGAAAAGCCCAACATTGACGACTGGCGTACTTTTAAAGGCGTTGACTAATGCAAATATCAAGGGCCGAACAAAGTATTAACCGATACAATGCTGAACAATATCGTATTCAGCAGTATCGGTTAGAATCTAATCGAGCCCAAGATTATGCCAAGTTAGTCGAAAGACGAAACTACGAACGTGAGAATGCCGAGCGTGTGGCTCGTAACATTCGATTAGATAATGACAAAGGTAGAAATATAGATAGAGAATGTTAAAAGGAATAGATGTATAAAGTAATAGGAAAAGAAGAAACACTTCGGGTTCTTACATTAGCTGAAGCAATGAATGTTGCCAAGCACTTAAACGAGTTTGTGACCATAAGCGGCCCAGACTTTGAGATAGTAGGAATGTTTGGAGTAGATAGTATCAAAGACGGACTATGTCCAGATGGTGTTAAATACGATTGGAACAAGGCCAGCAGAATTGGTCGTGTTAAAAAGGAGAGAGTAGCATGAAACGTGTTATTGAAGTCCGTGCCGCAGAAGGTGGCGAAGACTCTAAACTATTTGCAAAAGATCTTGCACAGGCCTACATTAAGTTTGCACACAGCAAAGGCTGAGCTACCCGCCTAATAGGTGAGTATCTTGGTGAACTTCATATTGAAGTAAAGGGTACTGATTTATCAGGCTTGTACAATGAAAGCGGTGGACACAGAATACAACGTGTTCCACCAACAGAGCGTAAAGGGCGGGTCCATACTAGCACCGTAACAGTTGCTATCACAGATCCAACTGAAGTTACCGCAAAGGTCAACGATAGTGATTTACGCATTGAATGGTATAGTGGCACAGGTGCAGGCGGCCAACACCGCAACAAGCACCAAAACTCGTGCCGCATAACCCATATTCCCACTGGCACAGTTGCAACAGCACAATGCCGTAGCCGTCAGAATAGCTTAGACCAAGCATTAAGTACTATTCACAAAACGGTTGACAATCTGGTAAAGAACCAGTATAATAATGTCATAGCAAGTGATAGACGACAGCAGGTTGGCTCAGGTATGCGTGGCGATAAGATTCGCACATACCGTTTCCAAGATGATGTTGTCAAGGATCACGTAACAAATAAATCAAACAGCGTTAAGAAAGTGCTAAGTGGCAACTTTGATCTGCTGTGGTAATTGAAAGAATAAAATGAAAACATGGATTACAAGTGACTTACACTTTGGGCACAAGAACATTATGAAGTTCTGCCCACAAACTCGAGCACGATTTCGAGACGATGTTGACTACATGAACAACGCAATGGTCGAGGAATGGAACCACAAGGTCCAATCCGAAGACACAGTTTACATCTTAGGTGATGTAGCATTTATGTCAGGTAGTGTTGCTGGTAGAACAATTGCCCGTTTAAATGGCACAAAGATTTTAGTTGAAGGCAATCACGATCGCAAGACATTGCAGGATGCAACATTCCGTAGAGCATTTGCAGAAGTACACAAGTATTTGGACATCACATACGATGGACACAAGATTGTGATGTTTCACTATCCTATTGCAGAATGGGATCAGATGCACCGCGGAGCATTGCACTTTCATGGTCACTTGCACGGTGGTGTAAGCGGCTTAGAGCAGTATCGTGCATTAGATGTAGGTATGGACTCAACTGGTGAAATTGTAGTTTCTATGGAATATGCAATCAACCGAATCAAGAACAATGTAATTAAGGGTCATCATGTTTAAGGACAAGTTGAAAGAGTATGTAGAATCGTCTAAGCTGGTTGGCATGCGTGAAGCCGGCGAAGGCATCTATGTACTCAAATATAAGAAGCGTGTGTTTTACGACAACCTATGGAATGAATACATTGCTGAATGTCGTGGGTCTATTGTAGATGCAGACTTCAACTTAGTTGCATATCCATTCACAAAGATCTACAACTACGGTATTGAAAAGGAATCACCTGTATTAGATGCAAGCACTGAAGTTACCGCGTTCCGTAAAGTTAACGGCTTTATGGTTGCAATGACTTGGTACAACGGAGACATCCTAGTTTCTACTACAGGTTCTACTGACAGCCCATACGTTGCTATGGCAAAGGAAATGATGTTGACTCATCAATCTTGGGCAGACTGGCAGTTGGCATTCAACCGTTCAGACATGGACGGAATGACATTTATGTTTGAATGTGTGCATCCTAACGATCCTCACATTGTGGTTGAAAAGCCTGGTATGTATATCTTGGGCTATCGTGAAAACAAGTGGTGTAGCAAAGTTGGATATAACAACGAAGTCTTAACAGACTTGGCTGGTGCATTTAACTGCTACAAGCCAGAAGTTTACACAACTACCGTAGGTAATTTGATCGAACAAACTAAAAATGTTCGCCACGAAGGATTTGTATTTTATACTGCTGATGGTGTTAGTGCCAAGATCAAGTCACCATACTACTTGACTTCAAAGTGGGTTGCTCGCAATCCACGTACAGACAAGTTGGTAGACTTGAACAAGGACATTAAGCACAACCTAGACGAAGAATACTATCCATTGGTAGATGCTATTCGTGCTAACATTGTTGAATACACAGCAATGGACGAACAAGCTCGATTAGAGTGGGTTCGCAACTTTGTAGGAGCATGACATGAGTGATGCGTTTATCAACAGCCAAGTAGAGTATTATGGACGGCATCTCAATTGTGGACCAAGCCGCGATTGGAATCAGATTGCCGGTCTGTACCATTATTATTTAGGATTACAAAATGCAAGACGAAAGTCATTTACCAGTAAGTGAGCAAAGCCTAGTCTTTCGTTTGCGAAAGCGAGCAGAGATTAGGCGTCAAATTCCCAGCAGGTTATCGGTGCAAGAAGGAAAGCCTGATCGTATTGCTGATCTGTTAGAAGAAGCCGCAAACGAGATCGAACGGTTGACCCAACTATAGTAATTAAGTGGTAGTACTAAATATGTACATGAAAGCCATTGAAATTATTGAGGACGCAAGACCTTACTATATTAGATTTAAAATAAACCCAGAGTCGTTTTCATTGATCAATGCTATATGCAATCACGAAATGTCTCTGAGGGAATTTGCTCGAAGTTTCACAAGTTATGAATTGTCTCATACCTCAATTATGGAATTGATCAGTATAACCAATAGATTATTCAAAGTGCTAGATTTTCGTCGACGTCGGGTTAATCTGTTTATATCTCAGCCAGGATATTATGGAATTCCGCACAAGGATTCAGCAGATATGAAGTTTGGAATAAACTTTGTTCTTGAGGCAAAAGATAACAAGTGTGTTACAAACTGGTACACAGATGAAAGTATGATTGGACAACAATGTTTTGACGGGCACGTTTATAATGGCTATGGTGGCCTTCGTGCGACCAGAGAAGTGCAAAATTATACGTATGGTACTGTTAAGCCGTCCAAGTCAATGGTTGCAGTTGAAGGTGAGTGCATACTGTTTAATGTAAACATGTATCATGATTGGTTCAATGATTCTCCTAATAGGCGGACTGTATTAACCCTTAGACCAGTTGACGGATCACACGTGACATACCAAGACGCAGTTGATTGGCTTTTTAAAGATTTGCTTTAAGCAAGCTGGCTAAGAGCTCGTAGGGAATCATCTTAGGTGTTTCGCCTTTGATAGCTAATGTTAGTGATACACAGTATCTTGCCTCGTTAGAAGTTGTTATATTATGTGGAATACCAGTTTGTGCAATATTATATCCTACTAGGTTACTGCTACTGATTAATTTAACCTCATGCGGTTCGTAGCTAATAAATTTGTTCCTGCCAGTTGGCTCGTACGGCTTATCCTTTAAGGCTGTATACCAATGCATCTGACTTCCTTTGCCGCCCCCGATATAGTTTATCTTTGCCATGTTATTAGGTACCATATAGTCGTCGGGTTCGCTATCAACATGAATCATAGAAGTACGATTAGCAGGTGTATAAAACAACTCTCCAAAACGTATGTACAGGTTGCATTGGTCAAGTAACTCAATTATCTCAGACTTAATGTGCTTTGACACATTTAACAACGCACGAAAGTGCCTGTCCTTATGTACTGCCTTGTGGTGGTTCATATAAGCAATACCATTTAGAGTCAATGGTTCTGGGGAAATGTCAAGTTTGGTATAATATGTCATAACAATATTTACACAAAGTCTTGACAAGTGATGCTAAGTATCGTACAATAACTGTATAGCAAGGAGCGTTGGCCGACCGGTTAAGGCAACAGATTGCTAATCTGTCACTCAGCAATGGGTGAGTAGGTTCGATTCCTACACGCTCCGCCAAATTTTAAACCAAAGAAAGAAACTATGATCAAGCCAGGAAAAACATTTAAGTTGAGCAAGCAAACAAAACGTTTGATGTGTTCTATTGTTGATGCACATGCACGTAACGCATTTAAACGAGCAATGATTCAAGCCGAGCTTGCAGCCGCTGTGATCATCAAACGCGAGCCACGTGAAGCTCGTAAGTAATTGTCTTTTCTGGCGTTAGTACAATGGATAGTACAGCGAGCTTCTACCTCGCGAATGTGGGTTCGATTCCTGCACGCCGGACCATTAGTATTAGCACTTGCACTACCTGTCGGTGCTAAAACAAAACCTGTCGCACCGCCTGCTCCTGAAGCACGAGCGGTGCTTCTTTTTGACCAAAAAACCAAGACTGTAGTAGAGGGAATTAACATTCACGAACGCTTGCCTATTGCAAGTGTTTCAAAGTTAGTTACTGCATACGTGGTATTAGAAAGTCATGCTGACCTAGATGAAAAGGTAAAGGTTCTGCCATCTCCAATTGAGCACAGCAAAATACTTCGTGTTGGTTCAATGGTCACTCGCCGCGAATTATTATACATGGCATTGATTGCTAGTGATAATTTGGCCGCACGAACACTAGCAACTGCCCACCCAGGCGGATACGAGAACTTTATTGCTACTATGAATGCTACTGTAAAGTTATTGGGTATGGAGAATACTGGATTCGCCGATGCATCAGGTCTAAGCGTATTCAATACCAGCACGGCATGGGACCTGCATATCCTAAACACAGCTATTGTCAAATACAGTATCTTCAATGATACAGCAATGAGCAAAACAGCAACGCAACAAGTCGAAGGCACTCGTGGCAAGATCAAGCAATTCATAATGCGTAACACTTCTGCCTTGGCTGGCGAATTTGATCTGCAACTTGGTAAGACTGGATTTACCAATGCCGCCCGATGGTGCATTGATATGCAGGTACGCCATGGTGGTAAGTCGTTTGATGTTATTGTACTTGGGTCACCCTCCAAAGAAGTACGAAACCGGTTAGCAAAGAAGCTGATCCAAAAATATACAAATGGATTCATTGGCATAACAGTAATTGATAAGATCGAGCAAATTGATACCGGCGCAACCTACTAAGTAGCGCATGTCAGTTTATTCCTTTCAATCATATTCGCCAGTCATTGAGCCAACAGCATACATTCAGGATGCCGCAACTGTAATTGGCAACTGCACAATTGGATCAGGTTGCAGTATTTGGCCAAGTGCAGTTCTTCGCGGCGACAATGATAACATTACATTAAAGTCTAATGTAAATGTCCAAGATGGTGCAGTGATCCATGTAGATACCGGCCATCCAGCAGTACTACACGATGGTGTAAGTATTGGTCACTTGGCAATGGTGCATGGTGCCAACATTGGCGAAAACACACTGATTGGAATGCAAGCAATCATATTAAACGATGCAGTCATTGGTAAGAATTGCATCATTGGGGCTAACACAGTAATAGCCGCAGGAAAAGTTATACCTGACAATTCTCTTGTTGTAGGAACACCAGGAAAGATTGTTAGAGAAGTAACCGCAGAAGAAATCGCAGGCAATAAACAAAATGCTCTCAACTATTCTGCAAAAGCAAACATGTATAAAACAGGGTTGGTAAAAATCAAATGAATAAGAAATATCCGTTTTGGGCAAGAGCAAAACATCATCTAGAACACAGTAACATGGGTTACTGGTATCATTGCGGGCATAGCTTTTACAATGGCGGACGACTATTAGTATTAGCATTGAGTAGCTTTGTGCATGGCTTATTCCCGTGGTTGTTTAAGTTTCATGCCGCCCACGGCGTAATGAGAATTTACGAAGAACTAAAGCGTATGCCTCATTTGCGTGAAGCACAGATTCGTATTGCACAAGAAGTTGAAGAAGAATTGTTAAAGAAGGAAAAGTAATATGTGGGAAAAAACAACAGATGCTAAGACATCACATTTTCATATGAACTCGTTTCGTAAGAGAACAAATGGCAACGCATATTATAGCCCTGGTGTTGATAGGTTTTTTGCAGTTGATTCCTTGGACCCATATTCTAGTCTAGAAATTGCTCAAATTTTAAGTAGCAAGGTTCCGGGCATTGCAGTATGCTTATTGGCAGTTGATGATCTTTGGTTCGACAACGAAACAGCACATCAGCACACACTCAAAGATAAAAATGTTTTTGCAGTTGGTGCAAGTATTTTGTTTAGCCGCCAAATGCCAACAGTTCGTAAATTTCCTCCTAACAGTGTTATCAAAGTTGATCAGCCATCTGAAGATTTTAAAGACGGCAATAATGCAACCGCATTCCAAGCCTTGCAAGAGTATGCAAGATTTGTAATACAAGCGTACCATGCATCTAAGATTGCCAATATGTACTTTAACAGCCTTCCAATGGAAGAGTATGCAAGGGAATTGTTAGCTGGCCAAGTACCGGCAGAATTTGAAACTCCAGTGGATAACATAAACGGATCTTTAAAAACAGGGGTGCATAGAGAGATTACTAAAATACTATACACCAGCAACGATTCTACAGAAGCACTGGAGCGCATAAATGTTATGTGGAGAGAAAACAATACTCCCTTAACACTTTATTGGAGAGCACAATTTTACAACTTGCTAGACGTTCCATTGCCAGCAGAATTCAGCAACGGGCAATTTAATCTAGAGCGTTATTCAGGATACATTTTATGAGCATTCAATTAAACGAAACACTATACTTTAGTTCAATCAACTTCAACGGAGTCCATAATGATTTTTGGACCGCTTGCTATAATGAAACAGGCGAAGGTGGTAAATTTGCAATCGACTTGGCCCGTAGATTAAATCCCAATAGGTATGTAACTCGCGACAGTTCCGAATGGACTAATCCGTGGCCGCAAGAGATTATTCCCAAGTATGCAATGGTCCCATATGACTCGTCATTTAAACTCAACTTTAGTGAAGTGAGCGATCTAAAAGCATTGGACTTTAAAGCACGTATCAATTCTAAAAACGAACGCTTTGCAATGATGTATTCAGGCGGCATTGATAGTACAACTATGGTGGTTGCATTGTTAAAGAATCTGACAGTACAAGAATTGAAAAATGTCAGCATCTGCACAAGCATTCCTGCTATTGTTGAAAACCCAGTGTTTTGGGAAAAGTTTATCTATGGCAAATTTGAAATCATTGATTCAATGGCCAATAAGTATCATGACTTGATTACCCGAGGATATACTCCAGTTACAGCAGATGACGGCGACTGTATCTTTGGAACAGTGTTTGGCATTGGCTTATACCATAACTGGGAAGTTGTTGCTAATAAAGCAGGCTTTACCGAAGCTCGCAAAGCTGAAATCAGAGCTATTATGCCTCGCTTTAGTGATCCAGAAGTACACTATACACAATTTGCGGATTTACTAACAGCTTATTTTAGTATTCCCCCAGATCAAAAGTTTCCTATTGTAGGCCAAGCAGTACCTAATCCAAAATTTGGTAAGTTGTTGTATGACAAGTTTGCCCGCAATGCACAAACTGCAACAGTACCTATCAATAGTTTGCATGACTTCTTTTGGTGGCTAATCTTTAACGTTAAGATGCTTAATTGTGGAGTGCGCGGCGCATTGTATTACAATGACCACATTGAACCAGAACGTGCTATTCATGCTATTGAAAATTGGTACAACGATCCGCTGTATCAAAACTGGTCAATGAATAATAATAATAATGGTACAAAGATAGGTCACACGGCAGCTACATACAAGCAAGCGGCACGAGATTACATTTACGAGTTTGATCGTAATCCATGGTACCGCAGTTTTAAATTAAAACTTGAAAGTATGGCACTAAATGTGGTACGTCAAGATATTCAACTTGATAGTTCAATGGGCCGCCCAACAAGTAGATTTGGTATTACTAAGGATTACAAGTTGATAACACTAGAACAGCCAGACGTGCAAGAGTACATCAGGCATCATTTAAACAATTTTCAAATTACCTGGAGTGAATAATGAAATTACTATTAGAAGAAACTGTTGACGGTCGTGGTGATCCTGTTAAAGTTTGGAACAGCGATTATGTTGGCCAAAACTTAGCAGTCAGTGCAATGTACCTTCGTGCAACAGCATACCTAGTTGATAAGGGATGGGCAATGGCACCGTTCAATCTAGTTGCTAATACTCATAAAGTTATTTGGGTAGAGACTGCCGACGGAACTCCAATGGGTGGTGTAATTTACGAATACCACCCACACAATAAACAGGGCTGGATTGTGCTAATCTTTACAGATGAACAATTTAGAGGCCGTAGGGTATATTCTATTCTTCAGCGCAATTTAGAGGATGTAACAATTCAAGCAGGTGGAACTTCGATTGCAAGTTTAGCGCACAAGGACAACGAGTCTAGATTAAAAGCTGGAACACGCGAAGGCATGAATCCTCAATTTCTTCGTTTATACAAAGATTTGACACCAGAGTTGGTACAACGTAAAACTGCAATGGCAAAGGCAAAAAATAAACCCTGGAGCGAGCTTAACAATGAAAAGTGGTTGCCACCTGGTCCACGTT